AGATACCGATCGCTTGTGACCGATATGGCCAACAAACTCGACGGCCTGCTTTATATCCAAACCTAAAGACTGGACTAGAAGTTTAACCACAGCTGAATCCACACGGGACACGACCGCCGCCTCAATAATCCCCAAGGCATGAGCGATCGCCTCATCTGGGGAAAGAACCCCGCTTTGGTCGCCCCAGGACAGCAGGACGGCAGGGTGATCAGGAGCGCAGGAGCTGGCGACGCGGATATCTCCCGTCACTGAGCGTTGGTCTGATGAGTCCGTCATAATATCTTGCAAGTAGATTACTTAATCAGTACTATGTTGCTGATTGAAGGTAGCGATCGCCTACAGCCTAACCTCTCGAAGTGGCCCGTTCCCGGCGCTCCCCTGCTCAGCCCCTCCGTAAACTACGGGGCCGCAGGGGGCACCAGGCACGGGCATTAGGTAAGGGTAGAGCATTCACCGTATCGGTTACAGTTGCTCACTTGGGCGCTCCCCCCATCGCTTCACTCAGGGGGGGCACCCGCGTTCGCTTTAGCCGCTGACCAGATATCCTGCTGAGTTCCCCACGCAGGGCAGTCAATTATACACCTTAGTACACGGTGTAAAGGGCCGGTCGCCGTCGCTCCCTGCGGCCTACGACCGCTCCCTTGACACCTACATTTTGGTATTGAAGAAAAGGCATTGGGGTGTAGAGAGACTGCGTTGCGTTGGGTTTGGTGCCATGTCTCGGTTGCTTCGGTCGGCTTCGGTTGTTGGGTTTTCTGGTTCTCGGTCTTTGGGTTGCGCCGCGTCCGCGCGCGCGGTTCGGTCGGCGGTCGCCGCTGTGCCGGTGGGCGTCCCCGTCTCCGTCGGCTGTGCTGGGGGGGTTGACGGTTTGGTTCGCTCCCTTCGGCCTGCCGCTCGGGTGTTCGCTGTCGGCGGGTCCGGGTGGCGCGGGCGCGGGGCGTTCGCCAAGCGCTCCCAGTTGTGTGTTCGCTCTGTTGCTGTGCCCGGTGGGGTGTGGGTGTCGTTTCCGGTTGGGCCGTGTCCCGCTGGCCTGGTGCCGTCGCCGTCGCCGTCGCGCTGCTTCTGTGGGTCTGGGTCTGGGTCGTGGGCGTCGTTGGCCTTTGCCGCTGGTCTTGGCGTCTCGTGCCTGGTCTTCCTTCCGCCGGGTGTGGTTCCGCCGGTCGGTTGGGGTTTTGTCGCTGGCGGCGGTGGGTGGTTCTGTCGGTCTGGGTCGGTTCAGCTTGCGCTTCCCGCCTAGTGCAGGCTCAGTTTTTGGTCAGTTTTAGTTCATTAGTCTATAAAGGTTTTACAATGCGTTCAGTTCCTTTCAGTTTTGTTGCAGGTTTGTCCCAGGAGTACGGCGCTGTAGAGTGCTTCTGGCGTGAGTCTGAGGTTTCGTTCACGGGTTTTGTGGCAGAGGTTTGGTTTGCAGAGCTGCCCCGTGAGTTTGCAATCAAATGGGCAAGAGTCGTTAAATATTCGGTCAAAATCCGCTCCGTGCAGTCCTGTTCAGCGCCTGCCCAGTTTGCGGTTTCAGTTCCAGTAGTAGTCCCTCAAGGCAAGATAGCGCTTGGCTATGCCTCAAGAGGCTCAAAGGTCCAGCTTTCCAAATAGAGCTTCGGGGCGACTTGTATCGCCCCATTCAGTTTTTTTTAATTCACTTCATAGGTTTCATCATGCTTACTATTGCTTTTGAGTCAGTTGCAGTCATCGGCTTCGCCAGTTTCATCATCGCTTTAGGCTTACACCTTCGGCACAAATGGCAGTTAATAGGCGATCGCCTAGCACGGCCAGCAACGTCAGGGGTCAAAAGTGTCGCCATCGTTCCGGCAGCGCCAAGGCCAAAAGTGGCGGTCATTACAGTGGCTATTGTGGCGCTCAGTAGCTCGCCGTCGGCGACTTTAGGAGCAACGCCACAGCATACAGCCCTACTGCCACAAGCATCTCAGCCATCACAGATTTTAGTGCTACCACCAACCCCTACAGCACCCGGCGGTAGCCAGCACCTAGCAAGTGAGCCTGAAGAATGGGGTCACTCATCGGAGGAGTGGGAAGAGTGGGAGGAATTTTACATTGTCGCCGCTGAGGTAAGCTTCGGCTTCTAGTTCTGGCCTGCAGCGCGGTAAAGTCCGCGCTGCCTTTTTTTGCGTGGTAACCCCTGGCGATCGCCTGCTCTCATGTCCGCATTAGCAGATAGCCACCACGGCGCACCGCTAGACCAGGCTCTCTTGGCGGTAGAGCTGCAGGAACCTCTATCAAAGATAGGTCCGCCTCAATGCACTCAGTCGTGCCGTCAGGCATTGTGCGGGTTAGACGTGTAGAAATTTTCGATATGAGGAAAGACTTTTTATAGAGACCTTGGCCCAGCACCAGGCGCATAGGCTTGTGCAAGTCTTGAGCTTTCCAGAACTCGCGCATCTGATCATCAGGATTGCACCAGCTACGGGAAAGTTTGACACCCAGCTTTAACGTCTCCGGTTGACGGCCCGTATATTGCTGACATGGCACATCTAGGATACGGGCTTGCTCTGCCAAGGAGACTGTTCGGTCGTGGACAAACGAACTAGGCTGAACGTCTACCGTAAATTCAATATCCCCGAGCAACCCCCAAACCTCAGTCATAGCTCAAACGCTCCCGCAGTTCACTGATGGATCCAAGCACATCCATAACCTCTAACGAGTGCGATCGCAGTAACTCACCAAAGTCTGAGCCATCCTCTAGAGGAGCCACATTGATAACAGGGGCATAGGTCAGGTTGATGATGATAGACGGGTGAGATTGCTGACGTTGCTGGGGCAGAGGGGCAGGCCGAGTATCAGATAGCGACAGTGAAGAACTCTGCATCCGCACCTGGCCTAGCATCTGGCCAATCATCAATGGCAGCTGGCCCAGCAGCAGCGGCAACTGCATGATGGTTCCCGTAATCAGCTGAGTAACTTGACCCCTTAGTGTTTGGAGCTGCAGACTAGCGCCTAGAATCCTCGCCCCAATTTGTGTAAAAAAGGACAAGAACCCCGCAAGGTCAGGAGCTTGCAGGACGAGATTCATAGCTCCAGCCGTTAGAGAGGCCGTAGCTTGTGATGCGATCGCTGCGGCTCCGGCTATCCCCGTGAATGCAGAGGCAGCGCCCCCAGGCATTGCAAAGAGATTGCCCATCCCCTTAGATGCAATATTGCCAAGCCGCTGGGTTATTCCGGCTATCGTTGGGCCAGTCTTATCAACAGCGTTGATGAATAGTGAGACGTTAGCCATCGTTGCTGTTGGCCTCCATATGTTGAATAACGGAGTCGCGCCAGAACAGGTATTGTTCTAGAGTCATGGCCCCCCACTCACTGAGAGACCAACCCGTATAGCGGGACATCGTAATCAGGTCTGCCGCTCCCCCTGGTACTTCATAAAAAGCCCCTGAGCCAGCCCACAGAGCGCCATGGTATCGTCGAAATCCAGATCTTCTATCAGCGCTCTCGACAAGACTGCACCATCTATAGAGAAGCTATTGCAAATCAGCCATGATAGGCCCACCGCTGCACCCTTCGCCGTTGCCTGAAGATACTGTAAGTAGTCAGAGACTAACAGTTCCCGCTTTGCTAGCGGCTTGTGGCTAATGGGTAGCTCTAGATTCGGAGGCAAGCTATCGGGCTTGAAGTTCGCAAATGACGTGAATGACTCATTGGCGATCGCGTTTAGCTTGACTCCATCCCCAATAGGGAGGTCCATATACTGCTCGATTGTTAGTCGAGTCTCCGCCTGACCAGGTTTATCAGGAGCGATCGCAAAGTAGTTGACCGCCAGCCACTGAACCTGCGCGGCCAGGTCTTCAATCTTTAGATAGTCGAAGAAATCTTTGCCAACGAGGGGGCGCTTAACAACCTTAAGGCCAGAGTCTAGTTCGTAGATCATAGTTGGGCATTCCTCCGCTCGATGGCAGTTATATCATTCCCACGAATGACGTGAGTACCCGATAGGAGGTCAACCTCTGTATCTGGTCCATTAGCGTAGCGATAGCGGTATTTATAGACCGTCATTTTGGCCATACCCTCCATGGGCTTACCATGCTCAAATTTTCCGAGGGTGCAGTAATAGAATCGCCCCTGGCAGAAGACCGCTAGGGGTTTGTCATTCGGAACGCCGACGCCATCCGTCTCCTGTACGTTGAAATAGACGGCCACGGTCTGAATACTTTTGTGATTCATCGCCGCTGCCTGACCATCCGGCGAGAAGTCCGTAAAGTCCAGCTTCAGCTCTAACTCTTTTAGGGTTGTGGGGTACGCTATGACGCCACCGTGACCCAGCCCATTTTGCTCCTCACGCTCTCTCTCAAGCTCAGGAAATTCGACCGTTTTGACTTGACCGGCCAGAGAATTACCGTTGAACCAAACGGTTCCAATCGTTACTGCGGTGCTAGTTGGCATTGATCAGTCCCTCATAGGTGTTTTCATACAGGTTGATGTCTAGCGTCCCTTGCAGATTGATGCGCTCGGCAGGCGTGGGCATCCCAAAGAAGTAGTCGAGCGTCAAGACACCTGCCGTCGCGTCTAGTGCCGAATTTGATGCGTCCAGATAAACAAAGCGACTGCCTGAGTACATCGCATAGATTTTGATGCGGCTATCTACCAAACCCTGAAGCGTGGCTAGTATTTGGTCAATGACTGGCCTTGTGAGCGATCGCCCGACGAAGGGCAAGCAGGCCGCTTGGGCAGATTCTAGGGTAATATCCAGGTTTCTTTGGATGCACTCGAAAGTACGTGGCTCAGGGTCACTAGGAAATCGAGAATTTCGATTCCCCCAGCTTCTTAGGCCAGAGCTAGGGTGTTGCACCGGGACAGAGACCCCAAAGCTATTCAGGTAGTTGGCATCGCTGGTTGGTTGCCTAAAGTCGCTGCTAATACGCTGCTCACGTCGAACAGCGTTACGCAGCGGTTGGTTGCTCCAGCTAGCCCAATAACCCCGCTCGACATCCGTTAGCGATCGCCGCCCACACCAATGAACCGATAGAGGAATCATCACACCGTCACTATTCTCAATTCCGCAGTGGGTAAGCATGACGCGGGTGTCAGAATAGTTGAAGGCTGTGGCTGGTCCTAGACCGTTACGGCCCTGTACAACATCGGCGAGGCTTGTCGCTGGAGGAGAGTCAATGGCGCATTGGGCAGCCAGCTTATTGGTAACAGTCACCAGCTCAGCCGCTACAGCTGGGATGTGAGAATACCAAGGAGCAATGATCAGCTTGGGTATTTCGCCAGAACCAACCTCATAGACATCCAAGGCCCCCTGCAGCCCAGTGCGATCGCCATCGATGACGTCGCCAATTATTTCAGCAGGTGTGACTAGAGAGGGGTCGGGGAAATCATAGCTAGCCGTCACTGTGTCGCCAGTGACTACCGGCGCAGTCGGTAGGAGGTTGATTTTAGCCAGCTTATCAATTGTGTAATCCGTTCCCTCAACCAAGGCCGTCCCATCAGCAGCCGACAACGTGAGTGATTCGACCAGGTGGGCATTGACAGCGGTAGCTGCCCCGGCTCCATCAGTTCTCTTTAGCTGAACCTCACGGCGATCGCTCACCGTATAGTCTGTGAGGCCACTGGGAGATTTATGCTGGCTTGGGTCAAAGACGTTGACCGTCCAAATGTGCCCACACTCGTAGTCACGCAGCACGTCTAGCGCATAGCCCAGGGTGAAGCCTGGTAGCTTCGGGCCAAACGCGGCAACGTCCTCACGGGCATTTAGGGTTAGAGCCGGGTCATTTATTGGGGCAGGTTCCAGCCCTAGCCGGTAATCACCAGTACCCACGATGAACACAACATTACTCAGCAGAATCCTTGCGGCACGGGGAATTGTGTCGTTATAGGTGACGCTCACCCCATGGAAAAAACCCAATTCAATAGCCACTAAGGAGACTCCCTAAACTCTATTTCAGTGAGCTGCTGTCCTGTATCTGGGTCCTTTGAGAACAGCTCATTATGATCACCTTGAGTATTCCCCAGAAAGCCAATGCGCTTGATTGTGGGCACTGGTAGAGTCTCCTCCGCTTTAAACAGCCTCGCGCTGCAGGCCCAGCGAATCGTGTACATGTACCAGCCTTCTACCTGGTCGCTAAACCTTGACGATACAAACACCAAGGGACTTGTTGCTAGGGGTGGCTGATGGCCAAACAGCCTAGATGCGATCGCCGCCATCAGCTCGTAATAGCCACCCTCGACTGTCATGCGGTCGATACGAAGGAACAGATCAAGATAGACGGTCACATCTTGCCTAGAGCCACCGGCAGGAGAGGTTATTTTGTCGCCATCTTGATCATCCACATGGACGGTCAGCTCACCTACATCGAATCTCTCACCCGCAAGGGTGGGGCGTTCCGGTTGCGCACGAACCACTAGCCCAGGTTGCGCTAGGTCACGAAGCTGTTCTAGCGCGAAGGTTTCAATTGCCAGTAGGTAATGCATCAATCACCCAATATCTCTTCATAGAACTCGACGATCTGTTTAATATGGCGATCGCTTGCCCCTGGAAATTGTCTAGCCGGTTGTCGAGATGTTCCGTATTGGGCATAGGCAGCGTGAGCGGCACCGGCGCGGACTTCTCCACTACTGGTTGAGAGCACCCGGCCACCGATGGAGCTATAGAGACTCGAGGTGCGACGCAGTATTTGGGAATGCCCTTTGCTAGCGATTGTCGAAGCCGCCAGCGAGGCCCAGGCTTGACCGTCCGGCGTTATTTCTGAGTCAAAGTTACTCAGCGTCTCCTCCTTCATGTACTCAACTGCACGTGACATGGCCATGCGCAGCTTCCCAGGGCTGACGACATCTTTCAATGCCTCAGCCACATCACCGGCGTCTACTGTCAGCTCAACCATTGGACCAGGACACTCGGTTAAGCAGAACACCAACAAACTTTTGCCCTAGCGCCTCAGTCAGGCCCCAGGGGCTAGCAGGAAGCAGCTCTATCAGTACCTCATCAGTCGTAGTTGACTGCAAATTCGATGGGTCAGTTAGGGTTAGTTGTCCCTTTTGCCCAGTGGTGATAGATGGAGCTAAGACCAGCGGGTCAACACAGCGAATCTCTACGGTCATGCGGCTGGCTTCAATGCCCCGATTAGAGCCTTGCCCTGCCGAAGTGCCTTTGTAAGCCACGTAGACTTGGTAGGCGATCGCCTCCACTACAGGGGTTAGATTGCCCCGAGTGTCACGCTGATCAGATGCGCTTGTGACCTGCAGCGTTAGGAGACCGTTCGGCGGGAAAGGTGACGCCATTAGAAGTAGCGAGTTTTGCGGTATGTCGTGGTCGTTGGGTACAGGGACGAGGCCACAGCAGGCCCAGTCATAGGAACAGTAGAGCCAGTCGAAGGCTCAATTAGGTCTACATCTACCATCTTCCCTGCAGCATTTGGCCCCAGGCAGACGGCACGATAAGCCGGGTGGAGGGAAACACCATGGGCCATGTCCATAACTCGTTGCTGGCAGCGCAGGCTATTGATGGGCTTGCTATAGCCCGTGAAGCTCACACCGTCAGCTTCGTCTAAGCGCTGATCAGATAGCCGCTGTTCTAGCAGGGCCGCTGCAGCATAGTAGGGGCGATAGGCGATACGCTGCTGTCCCTCATCAGTCACCTGGCCTGCAGAAGCTTCAATCAACTCCCGCAGGTAGTCAATCTCTGGTTGCAGGGTCACACCAGCGCGGTCAACGGCACGAGCGATCGCCAGCTCGACGTCATCTAGGAATGGGTATCTATTCGACATCGTTAACCCAGGCTTTTACTTGGCTCCAGTCCGTCTTATAGGGAGGGACAAAGAGCTGTGGTAGCAACTCCTGTACATGCTCTAGAGATTCATAGCCTCCGTCTTCTGGCCGCGATTCAAAAATTGCCCTGGCCCCTGACTGCCCGATGGTAGGGAGATTCGTCAGGGGGGCAGAGTCGAGGGCGCTGTTGATCAGTACAAGAGCATCTGGAACATCAGGTGCTGGTGTCTCTGGTGTCTCTGGTGTCTCTGGGGCTGGTGCCTCTGGTGTCTCTGGGGTTGAATCCACCCAACCCATAGCCGTCGCCAGGGCTTTAGGGATGGCTACACCAGGCGCATAGGTTTTACCCTGCCAGCCAAGAGTGGAGGCAGTCCGGTTATAGTGATAGACCATTAAGCCGTTGGCCTCATCACTTCAATGACACCCAGCGCTTCGGGTTCCTGAATAACCGGAAGACCAGTCTGGACAGCCTCACCGTAGTAGCCCGTTGGACTCTTCATTTGAGCTTCGGTGTAAAGCACTCGACCACTAACCGTATGACCTGATGGACGGCCAACACCGTAGTAGCCTAGCGTCCCAGTTAATTCAAATGCCTCACCAATGTAGATATCGTCATTGATGGGCTGCTCAACAGCTGAGGCATATGTGGTGCGCATATCCCAATCGATTTCTGTTCTACCAATGAGAACAAAGTAATCGCGATCGCCATCGGGAGAACAGTCCAAGTAGCGCTTATAACCAGTGTCTGAGCTATAGCCATTGTTGTAGACCATCAACGACGGCAGCTCCTCATCAGCGAAGACTTCATTCATTGCTCTTACGCTGGCCCGTCCAGAGGTCACGTTAGATAAAGTCCCATCAACAATAATGACGCCACCAGCACGGCGCACCATGTCCTCATTAAGGCGAATGGTTGAGGAAAGGTTCCCAAGGCAGATCATCGCATCAACGCTATAGCCCTTATCATTCATCGTCTCCTTAATCCCAAGAATGTCAGAGAGGATGTCATAGTTTGGGTCGTACCAGCCAGCAGGGTTAGCCTCGGTACCCCCTGGAATGGTAATGCGGTGACCCTCCGGCTGGAAGTAGGGCACTGGGTCTTCAAAACCGTTAATCCCACGTCTGGCCACATAGCCAGCAGCGATCGCCTCCGCACGTTCAGCTTCATTGTTCTGGAGATGTGGCATCAGCAGGGTACGGTCTGCCCATCGAATCACGGTAGAGAGCGCTTGATAGTCAGCTTTGCGGTTTAGTAGGGCCAGCAAAGCATCATGGTCAGCTCCAGTAAGCTGGTTGGCCTCCTTATTACTCCCCAGGGTAATGTTCAAGGACCCCATCAGCATCCCAGGCTGACGCATCGGGGCAGGGGCATATCGAGAAGTAGCCAGCGCACGTTGGGTTCTGAACCGGATGGAGTCTTCGGTGAAGCTATTCTGCGGGCATAGCTTCTCAGGCAGGTAACGCGCAAACAGCATCGGGCGATCTTCACTGCCAAATTGCGGGTTTGGGGACAGGGCGAGGTTGTCTAAGTCCCCCTCCTCATGCATTTGGTCTAGGAGTTGTAGCCAAGTAGTCATGGTTATTTTTCTGGGTTAGGTACTGACTGAGCAAATTAGATATCTTCTGAGGTGAGACATTGATACAGCTGCCTAATCTTTCCCTGTTTGGCCGCTGGCATGCTTGCCCAACCCGGCAAACGGTCCTCGTAGATCATCGTGTTATGCCGCAGCAGGGTGCAACGGTTGTCGTCAGTGAGGTCGCCGCTGCTGCAGAAGGCAAGCAGGTAGATCTCATCATCACCATCAATATCAGCAGCGCCGAAAGGCTCTCCCTGGTCACGCTCAGCAAAAGTGCGACCCACTAATGAACCAGTAGCCACCTGGTATGCACCAGGCCCATAGAAGGCTTGGTCACCCTGAGCGATCGCAGCTGGAATTGGCGCAACCTCAATCGTCATGTCCCCAGCTCTTGCTTCCCGCATGAGGGAAGCGAACTTCTGCTGTTGGAAATACAGCGCTGCAGCTGCGGGAATTCGATAGTTACGGCCTAGATTCGATGTAACCTCACATTCCAGTTCAGTCGCTCCGGCTGCTGCTGGCGCAGTAGCAGTTACAGTCAGGCCGTTCAAGTTAGGAAATTCGGCATATCTCAGAATGCTGCCACCTGGAAGCAGATGAAGATGCGCCATTAGGGGCTCCGCCAGATAGTTAGGCTGGCGCACCGAACTGGTAGAAAATTGAACTCGCGTCATTTGTTTGTTTAGGTAGCTTTATCGCCTCTCCGCCCAGCAGAAGAGGGGGTAACGTCATTGATGCCCAGCTAACAACGACGTTATTTTACTGGCAGGGCATAGCGAGACCTTAGGTAAGACGCCACAGGCGACTTGCCATCATCACTATCTCCAGACCCACCGGGAAGTAGATCTTTATCGTCACCCTCACCCTCATCTTTGGGAGTCAGGAAGAGCGCAGAGGAGTAGAGAGACAGTTTGGCATCAGCAGCGATCGCGTCTTTCAGTGGCTTATCGCCGAGCATCACTACCTCAGCATCATCGGTGACTACAACCTTCAGTTCATCAAGGCGATCGCCCAGCAAATCGACCAGAACATCAGGCACAGCACCAGCTTTAGCAGCCATAGAACGCGCCTTTTGATTACGCTCCATAGTGGTCACCTTGCCGTCGGCCTCATCATATTGAGTTTGGAGTTCGTCTAGTTTTGTCTGAAGGTCGCCCAGCAAACCCTCAGACGTTGTAGATTTCTCCTGTTCTGAGGTTAACTCAGCTTGGAGACTTTTTATCTTTTCATGGAGCGCCGCCAGTTGTTTGGCAGCATCATCAGACTCAACTTCTAGGCCCAGCGCATCAGTCACTTCTTTGAAGCGCCCGGTTAGGTCGGCGTAGCTCTGGATTAGCTTTCTTTTCTCGCCAATCGCAGTAGATTTCTGGGCTTTTAAGTCAGTAGTTTCAGCCTCAACGGCGGTGGCTATTTCTGCACCACCTTCAAGAGTTTTGATTTTGGCGATCGCTTCAGCATAATTCATTGGTTCAGAGACTCCCGGTTTTAAGCCAGGATACCCATAACCACTACTCGACAGGCGATCGCTCTTCTAATCCCGCTTGCTCCTCAGCAAGAATTAGCTGCAGTTCGGCATCTGGGTCAGAAATATTTCCTAGAAGCGCCATAGCGGTGGACCGGCTGAGCAATTTTTTCTCGTAGCGCTCAATGATCGCCCGTTGCTCATCAGCAGTTAGCCGTCCGGTGTTTAGATTTAGGGTAACCACAGCCTGAAACTCAGGGTAGCCCAGCAGTCTGCAAACCACAGTTAGAGTGTTGGCCATCGCCGCCTCAATGGAGCGTTTGGGGCGCAGCAACTTACGGGCGAAATCTTGCCGCGACTCAATTCGGGATAAGCCCGATTGTGCAGCCCGTGAACCATTGACCATATGGCCTTGGCTAAATTGGTTGTAGATCAAAGTTCGGTAGCCCTCAATCTCATCAAGAAACGTATTAGGACTGACCGGCTCACGAACGTAGAGTTCAGGCAAGGACAGCGTTTGACTCAGGCCATCAGATGATAGTTGGGGAATGCCGCTGACGAAGGTGTCAATGCCGCCACCAGACGCTAGACCGGCGGGGTCCGGCACGAAGCGCGACTCCCCGGTAATCGGGTCTTCTATCCAATTACCAGGGGCTTGGGCATTGAGGAATGTTCGCTCTAGAAAGCCAGCCAGAACGCTATTGCGGCCCATCATCGTCAGCGCCCGGTTAACGCCATTTTGGAGACTCATGACATGGGGCGTAATCAGGCTCCTGGACTGGAGAAATGATACTAGCCATCGGCCCCCAAGGTTGAGGCGAACCTTACCATTAGGCACATCGTCACCCTCAACAACCAGATAGTCGCCATCAAGGGTGTGGAGTTGCCGCTTACTCCCATAGCTGTAAGACAAGCTCTCTAGAAACCCATCATCGTCAGTAGTACGTTCTATCTGGCCCGGTACAAGCAATGATAGGTGGATGCGTTCTAGCGGTGTGGAGGCGTCAGCATATCTGGCAGGAGTCCATAGCCGTAGGTCACCATGGCCAACAACCGACATCGCCGTCACGGCATCAGTCCAGATATCGTTGCCATCATTGACATCCTCAGCAGAGCGAATTGTCACTAGGTCAATCCACTGTTGAAGCAGAACTTCTAGCTCACTGGCTCTCTTATCTTTCACCTTATCAGCGCGATCGCCGTCAGCAGTTTTGAGGTACCAGGTTGGGAATTGCCCAATGAGGGCATCAACGTACCTATCGATACATTCCTCAATGAAGTTGCAGCTTTGAAACACTCGCCTAATCTCATCGAGTCCCTGGCCTCCACCTGCAGCGGCGGATACAGTGGGACCAGTCCAGAAGTCCCAGTGGTCGCCCTGGTAGTACTGCATTTTCTCTAAAGCATCACGTCTAAGCGATCGATTTCTCATAAAGGTACTCACTGGGTCAGATTAGACTACCCAGCCAGCAGGGAAAGCTGTACCGGGCGATCGCACTCGGGAACATCGTAGCCCAGCTCTTCAGTTAACCAATCAGCCACAAGCCGCCGGTGACAGGCTAATACATCACGGCGCAGCGTCACCAGAACTGGTTCATGGCCATATGCCGCATCGTGGAGGTCATTCCACACCTGTAGTGGGTTCAGATGTCTCAGACAGAGATGGCGATAGCACCACTCAAAGGTGTCCCGATCTACCTCGTCTTTATAGGTGCCGGGATATAGATTTTTATATGTCACTATGCCAACTGCACGAGGGGCCTGAACAATTAAGATAGCGCCCTTTTCTTTGCCATGTTGAGCAACATATCCGGTTCTCATAAACCACTCCTAAAGCTCTACTTCATAGATACAAAGTGGAGCAAGTCATTTCGGGTAAAAAAGGCTTTATATGTCTTATTTTACACAAACTATAGACTATTAGTAGTAGATTTGCCCTGGGAGATGAATTACTTTACGCCTGCCTAGAGCACAGTTTGCGATCGCCTCTAGTGACTCAGCTGTTGCAGCTTCATATCGGTTTGTAGCGAGGGAAACTCTTAGGTTACTTCGCTGCAGGCATGGGCGAATTTTCACAGCTGCATAGCCAGGGTAGTATTGAACACCTAGATAGAACTCAAATGCTCGATATGGATAGAGATCAGCTTTATGAAGATAAGAGGCTAGGCTTATCATTTGCCGTTTCTGTACATGGCTAAATAGGAAGATTATGTTTGCTACCAGATAATTATGATTGTCCAAGAGTAGGGACAAATCACATATCATTTCAGTCAGAGTCCATGAGTTGACCAGGGAACTAGGGAGGGTCATTGGGAATGTGTATATCAAAGGAGTGATAATAGCATTCATCAAGGTTGATAGCTAGTCGCTGGCGGAACCCTCATGCGGTTTACTTTTTTTTGTAGTGGCTGAATTGCATACCGAATGGCATCAATCGCGTGGTTATGCATATCCAGGGGCACAGGGGTAATTTCCTGAGTTTTTGGATTTATTTTGTAGCGATAAAGTTTGAACTCTTGGGCAGTTCCCACACACCTGGGGTGAATAATTATCTTCTTAAAAGAGCGCAGGAAGGCAATCCCGTCAGCAACCGACCCCGGCCCTTTGCGGCATGGGCCAATGTGAGGCATACCGTTACGCCGTAGATAGCTGATGGTGTCTTTGCGGGAGTTGTCGCCACGGGAGGGTAAGCGATCGCAGTCAGGGATATCAGCTTTCCATTGAGTCGTCATCTCGTCAATTTCAAGCTGATAGTGATAGCTCTCATACTCCACATAGAGGCAGTCGTCATAGGTCCAGCAGCGCACCAGCACCGTAGGGTCCGTCACCGAGAAGCCAAAGTCAGCACCTTGGAATGGGCCACGCCAGCCAGCAGCAGGCGAGAACTCGTCGATTTCCCATTTCCCAGCCAGCACCTGGGCCTTAGTCAGGATTAAGATCTCGCCTTCCCACACGTGGCGGTAGGAATCGGGGTCACGGGCTTGTAGCAGCTTTCGCTCGTCGTCTAGAACTTTCGGGAAGTAAGGGTTATCGCTCCAGAGAACTTGCCGGATATAAGCTCCTTCAATCGGGTTAACGACGAAGCGCTCATAGACGATATCGTCGTCATTTTCTGGGTTAAAGCACACCCAAATTTCGGACCCTTCTAGTCGCACAGTTGGCACCAAGATATCCCAGCTCACCTTACTGATTGACTGGGCCTCCTCAATAAACAGGTGAGTGATTCCAGCCATCGACTTGATATTGTTGGTATTCCGGCGCACCCCCTTAAAGAAAAACTCAGAGCCGTTCACTGACTTAATGCGGTCGTTCTTAACGTCAAAGTAGGCTGTCAGATTCAGCTCTTGTATGCGCATATCCAGCAGCGCGTAGACAGAATCCTTAATCGATATCTGGAACTCTCGGGCACACAGGCACCTGATGGGCGATCGCAGGGCCAGCACCAGCAGAGCATCCACCATTCCCACTGACTTACCGCCACCGCGGCCACCATATAGGCATTTGTAGCGGTTTGGTTCCAGCAGCGGCAGCGCAAAGTAAGGCAGTTGGCCTATGACGTGCTGATAGACCGACGGCGGCACCGTAACAGGAGGCGGCGGCGGCGGCGGCATGTATTTGTCTAAGCGCTTGAGGTTGCGATCGATTCGCGCCAGGGCTTCGAGCACTTACACTACACCTGAGCTGAGCTAGTTATCCGACTTTCAATTACCCGCTTGGTCAGCTGTGACTCACTCAGCATAGCGATCGCCTTGGTGATCTCTGCAATCACATGGGGATTTTCGTGGTTCGCTTCCAGGAATGCCCGACGTAGAAAAGCTATCCCGTCAGCGATCGCCGGGTCGATCTGCTTACTCCATTCAATCTGACGCTTTTCTAGCAGCTGCAGCACCAAGGCCGACAGCTCACTATCCGGCCCGCCAGCATTGAACTTCTCACGGTATCGGCGCACCGTCCGAGTGGATATCTTATTGATTCGAGCAGCTTCAGCATCGCCACCTTGAAACATGGCATCAACTAAAACCTTCGCCATTATTCGGGGGTCAACTGGAGCAGCCATCGTTTTACCAGGTCAATTGGGGTCAGTGTCTAAGCATGTGAGAAACGGCGATCGCACTCTAGACGGTTATTTGAAGCCTGTCCTTAGCCTGTCCAAGGGTTGAACGGGGACAAAGACGTATCAGGTCATTCAGGAGAAATCAGCGCTTTTGGTGCGTCCTAACCTGACCAGTCAAGCCATCTATGCGACCAAGGGCGTCACTCATACGGTCATTATGCCCAGGTCACGGGCACATAGGCATTAGAGACATTGCTTAGGCGGTCGCTCTGATGTCCTTTTTTACACAACTTTTAGCAGCAGTGCGATCGCTGCTGGTACTGCATCATCCAGCTATAGAGGCAATAATCCGCTCAATAACCAAGACGATAGCAGATATCCCAGCCACGAAACCAACCAACCCCCGCCACGACCCGGTGAGAGTGCTGACCGTCATCAGTAGGGCGTCAATCCGACGTTGAGCAACCACGAGCTTAGAGATATCTTCCTCCAAGCCAGCCACCAACTGAGAGGTCATATCAAAGCGCCTCATCAGTTCAGCAATTTCCCTCTGGGCCAATACCGATGCATCAAGGGAAGAACGAGAATCGGCATAAACGCGCTGCTCAGTTTTAGAGAAGCAGGCTTTGAGTTCAGACAACTCATTAGCCAAGTAGGCTGTCTTTTCAATGAGGGGAAATAGCCTCTCCTCAATCCCCCCGATAGCCTCCTTACTGCGACGATGCGACTCCAGAACCATTTGCTGAATAGAAGTCCGCGTTGTAGGCACCAGCGACCTCGCAGAGACCAGAGAGCTAAATGGGTCAACTGACCCATCATCAGGCGACTCAGGGCAACCTTGCAGCAGTTTGACATCCGCATTGGGGCAAAACCTTTGGATTGCCTCAGTAGCAGCGTTCAGCGGTACAGACTCACGCAGCACCCCATCACCAATAAGCACCAGGTCAGGGCGGGAACCTTGCTCCAAACGCCCCATTAACTCGCTCAGGCTATGGCAATGGTGGAAATTTTCATCAGTGGAAATAGAGAGACGGTTGTAGACGGCACGGAGACCCAGCAGCCAGGTCTCGGCGATCGCCTCGGACGGTTCTACGAGTAGGATATGCATAAAGAAAGGAGGCACTTCACTTAAAGAATGCCCCCTCAGCCAGACAGCAGTGATGCATCAAGCCATCAAGTAAATTACCAGACAAACTCCCAAGACAACGGCAGAGCAGGCCAACACTTTAGATGGCAATCTAGGCGATCGCCTCGTATAGGAGTTCATGGCCAGCTTAAACTGCCAGCGCCAGCCCTTAAACCATTCAGTGCCCCCGCCTGCTTGCATGCGTTTGTGGATGAAGCGGTCATGCAGCAAGCCCTCTATGACACGGGCGTTTTTGACGTGAATGGAGTGGACGATACGCAATTCACGCGGGTTGCCAGTTGTGTAACCGCTGATTCTGGCCTTCACTGAATCGCTGGTATAGCCAATTTTGTAGTAGCCCGTAGGCCAAGTAAACCGCCATATCGGCAGCGATCGCTCCTCAAGCAGGTAAACATATCCCTTCGCCATCTCAGTTGTCCCGATGGTCAGGGCCGAGGCGATCGCAGGATTCACCAGACCTGGCCAATGACACCTTTTGCACTAATCCTTCAAGGCCACCAGCAATAGATTTCAGCTCATTAAACTGTGGGCAATAAGGCTCATGAAAATCCGGCACCTGCGGGTCCCCCATAATCCGAGCGCCGCAGTGTGGGCAAAGGCCAGTGTACTTATCGACGGCGTTCGCTCGTAGTGCAAAGATAACTAGCACTAAGAAGGCGTAGAGGTCGTAGACATCCGTAGAGCCTAGCCGGTCCTCGGTAACGATGTCGCGCAACGGGCGGTCAAGCATTGAAGTAACCTGTCTTTGGCTCTGGAGCAGAGCGGTGTAGAGATGCCTACTCGTCTGTAGATGGCTGGCACTCTCATCTACCCACAGAAACACTAGAACGGCCCAGCTCACCAGGGCCGTCGCTGCGGCCACTCCGATGATGGAGCGGTCGCCGTAGGCGAAACCTGCGCCAAACATGACAGCAGGCAGGCTAGTTATTACAAGCATGGCCAACCACCGCCACAGACGGGCACGTATCAGGCTAAGGGCTGGGGGCAGCGGGGAAGTTTTCATGGTGAAGATGTTGGTTAAAGTGAACCCAAAGCGTTTCAGCACTTAGGGTAGGCTGGTTTGCATCCGAGTAAGCCAGGGAGGCCCACTCAACAGAGGCAGACACTAGGAAGGTCTCAAAGGCGTCGCGGGTCACAGTGACAGACCCATCTTCGGGGTTAGATTGAATGCCCTGAAGAAGAGATTGCAGCGCATCGGTTTTGGCCATCAGGCAGACAGCGCCCATGTCTTGAGAAGATGGCGAGAAGTCATCAATAACGATGCCCTGATCAGCACAGTAGGAGACTGACATCTCCCAGGTTGTAGTGATGAACTGGTAGCGACCTGCAGCCGTGCTACACAGCCCCTCATAGCCTGGAAGGTTTATGGGGAAGCATTGGTCAGGATGGGATGACATGTCAGTGAAAGGCCGACAGCCATACATCACGGCATAGGCCGACAGCCCAGCACAACGCGATTCCCCTTCAGTAATCATCCTCAACGCCGCACGAGCTACACGCCACTCTGGGGATAGCTGTGACACCGCTTTAGCTGTTTCTGGTTCTGCTACGAGCGACAGATGGTTCGCAACATGTAAGTCAGATGGAGCCGTTAGCGGCAAGAAGGGCACAGATAAGGCCGCCACCATGGAAGCGATCGCCACATCTGCATAGGGGAAAAGCTTAGACACTGACACCTCCGGGCGAGGGGGGACGCATCAGGTGCGAGTAGCGATTTAAGACACCACTATTAACGATCGCATCTCTCACACGCACCACATGAGAGGCAGGACAGAGCATCACCTGAGTCCTAACAGATGCCTTACCCTGCCGTCTGTAAATGCAGTCACCAGCGCCAGCCAGAGACACGTTAGGGTCACCCAGGGCTGTCTTATAATCCTCAGGAGTGTCCAGCTTGAGAACCAGGCGGGCCGCTAGGTTGGCCATTTGAGACGGCGTTACATCCTTCTTAGGACGGTTAGTACCGATAACAAAGTGGATGCCTACTTCCCTGCTCAAACGCAGCAGCTCATCAAGCTGGCTGTCGATGTTGCCACAGTCGGCTTTCTCATCAATCACCACGAGTAAGCGGGGCATTGGCTCTAATCCAGTAGTGGCAGCCAGCTTGTTGTAGTCGTCAATGCTTTGAACTCCCTTGTGCTGGTAACGCCGTAGGGCATCATTGCGATCGCTACGCTCTTGGCGCAGCTCAGCAAGAATCAGCCGGATATCATCACGTTTACGGATAGTGGAATATCCTCGCCACATCCACGGTAGACCGTCGAAGATTCCCAGGGAACCTTTGACATCAATCAACAAGATTCTCAGGTTCTCCGGTGGGTGCCAGGTCATCGCCGCCTGGACGAGAGTAACTTCTAGGGAGGTCTTGCCACTACCGCTCCCACCCACCACTAGCGCATGGGGCGTAGCAGGGTCAGACAGGTTGATCATCTGCACGTTGAGCGACAAATCCAAGCTAAATGGAATCTCAAAGGGGTCAATTACTTTCCGCCTTTGAGCCTTGATGCGATCTTGTAGAAGAACGGCATCAGTCGTCGCATTCCAGTTTGGCTTTTCTAACTGAAATGCGACCCGACCAGATTCCAGGTAGATGTGCAAGCTCTGATCGGGGAGGCTTCCATACAGAACCAAGTCGGCCCTAAACTTGGGTTGTAAAATTGTTGTTGCCGAGATTCGCCGCCCACTTTTAGGCGGTGTAGGCCGCACATAGATCGTATGGAAGCGGGGAGTCTCCAGCTCACCTAGAATCTGCACAGGACAGTCTAGGGACATTAGGCAGTTTGCGATCGCGATCGCCAGTGAGGAAGGTGAACCACCATCTAAACGCTCCGTTTCTAGACTAGGCTCAGGGCTAGGCTCAGGGCTAGGCTCAGGGCTAGGCTCAGGCTCAGACTCCCTTA